CCACTAGCGTTAACCATAACTAGTCTCCTTCAAGGTTGGTTGGTTTAGTCCAACGATTAGGATGTTGATAACAATAGTCCGTTTCATTAACCCTAGGAAACTGTGTGTGAATAGCAGCACCCCGCGCCACAGGCACTACCACTACAGTAGGTGGATTAAGGTGACATTCTAATGTGTGCTTTCCTATGTTAGATGGGTCTTTAATGGACTTAGAAAATGGACAGTTATCACACAGAGCATCACTAGTCTTCGTCATCCTTACTCGCTCCCTGAAGATTGGGTGGTACTTGCTTGGGTGGTTTAGGTGGGAATGGGTTAGCGGGGTCACTGTTAGTAGGATCATTGCCCATAGGATCACCGTCTACAGGTGTGCCATCAGGTAGTAAGCCTTGCTCCAACATTAGCTGTTCCTCTTCTGCTGCTAGTGCGTCTTCTTCGGCTTGTAACTTTTCGCCTTCTTCCAACATAGCTGTGGCTTGCTGGTCAGTGAAGCCTAGCATGTCTGTTAGGAAGAACTGTGGTGGGACTAGCGTTTCTGCACCACTACTAGCGACGTATTTGGCAATCGCTTCAATCCGGTTCTTAGCGATGATACTTTGCTGTTCCTCAGTGAGACTGTTTAAGTCCTCCCAGACAATGCTGTATCCCTGTGGTTCAGGTAGTACACCAAAGGTGATTAGCCGGTCTATAAAGGGGACTATGATACGGGGTGTAATGTAACCATTCTGCCTGGACATTAACCTGTTGTTCCAAGCCTTACTGTCTTGGGTACTAGCTAACTCACCCCGTTCACTTCCTAAGAAAATACGTTTAGGAACTTTAAGTTGAATACAGATAGCATCTAATTGAATTTCAATTTGCTTGCTTGGGTCTACCACTTGTGGAGCAAGACTCTTAGCTGAAATACCTGTATTAAGTAGGTATCGCTGTAACCCGTTCATGTACTGTTCCATCTGCGTGCGTGTTGCGGCAGCATCAACAGTAACGTCTCCACCTAGTTGTGGATGGGTTTCAAGTGATAGACCGGGGAATGCGCCACGCCAATACATCTCTGCACTACCGCCATACAACTTATAAAGATCGTACAGTCGGTCGTATACGGGACGCTGCCGTGGTACGCCAAACACTTCACTACTTTGCAGGTTGTCGGCTATGTGAATGACACGTGTCCAGTGGACTTTGTGTGTCCTAGTGGTAGCTGAACTTGGTGTAACTGCGTGTGTGCTATTACTTGGGTCGTCAAACGTTACGTCGTACATGACAGGCTGATTATAGCGACG